CCTCTCGATGAGACACCTAGCTTTACGCCGCTTTCCAGCATTGTTCTAACTAGTTGTCCCATCGGTGTAGGTAGGATTTTTAATTTTCCGTAACCATTAGGTCCGTCCATCCACATTTCAGTAATCATGTGGCTGACGCGGTCCAAGTTTATATTAAGGCCTTCTGGATGATCTACTTCCCCGAGCACTGAGTATCCGCCTTGGATTTGTTCGCTGAGCGTGGTGACAGCCCTGCCAATCTCTCTAACGGGATAAACACGCTGATTTGCGTTGCGTACTCCGCCTTGAATACAAATACCCTTCATATAAAGGTTTTTGCCTTCATCAGCAGACTCAACGACTATCCTTGCTTGGTCGAAACTTAAATGTTCACGTAGGTAGTTCATCCGTTTTCCTTAACCTTAGCTGCCCATTATTGATTTAGAATTGGCGCCGTTGTCTCCCTTTGCAGGGGATTTTGCTGATGTCATTGACTTACCAGCCTTACCACCAGGAACATTTACGTTACCAGCGTTTTCTTCTTTAGTTGATGGATTTAGTAAGCCGCCTTGTGTACCACCTTTGCCACCATCTGCGTTTTTAGCGATGTTAGCAGTTGTACCGCCCATGTCGTTTTTACCAGCAACTGCGCTCTTATTGTTAACGCCGTTGTCGCCCATTGTTGCATTTACTTTTTCTACGTATTCACGCATTTGTTCAGCTGCTGTTTGCTTGCCTTTTGCTTTTGCTTCGAACGCTGGTGCAAATGCTTCTTTTGATGCTTTTTCTTCGCCGTCTTCTTCTTCGTCGTCGCCCATGTCATCCATGTCGCCTTCTTCGTCGCCTTCGTCGTCGCCGCCCATTAGCTGCTCAAACTCTGCTCTTAATTCTTCTAGTGCGTCTTCTAGGTCTTCGATGCGGTCTTCTACATCACCTTCACCTTCGTCGCCCATGTCCATGTCGCCTTCGTCGTCCATGTCCATTCCGATGTCGCCCATCATGTTGTCAGTTGCGTCGCCGCCCATAGCAGGTGCTTCAACTTCAAACTCGTCTAGTCCGAACATTTCTTCAAGATCTTCTTCGTCAGATTCTTCTAGTTCGTCTTCTTCTGACTCATCTACTTCTTCGTCAGTGGTTTCTTCTAGATCATCATCTTCATCATCTTCGTCTTCCGACTCGATCATATTTTGATAAATTTCACGTGATTTTTCTACCACGATTTCATGGAATAGTTCTTCTGCTCCGGCGCGATCTTCGTTAATCAGACGCTCAAGCATTTCTTCAAACTTGTTGCGATCAGTCATTGTTATCTCCTTATTTAGTTGTCAAGGCTGTCAGTTATATTTACACTTTATTTTAAAAACCGTGCTTAAATGGATGTATTTAAGCACATTTTTTAAAATTTTAAAGTAAGTTAAGTCTTTTTTTAAATAAATCTACTGTAATGTGTGTTAAATTTATCAATCCTGATAGAGTTTCTGGCACAAAACTGTTTTGATCTTCAACTACTCTTATATATCTTATGTTGTTGTGTTTCTTGATACATGTTGCAGTTTGTCTAGCCCAGTTTCCAAAATATGTAGCTCTTTCGTTTTCTCGTTTATAATTTTCAGTTCCTGCATACACATTGTTTACCAACTCTTTTCTCAATCCTATACCTTCGTAATCAAACCCTAAGATGTAAATTGTTTTATATCCGTGTGTGCTTGCTAACATCAATGCACTTGGTCCACTGCTCCATCCTAGATTGGGATTAAACAAATTTAACTTTGGAACTTCTCTTGTGTATCTGTTTGGATTGGTCCAAACTTGATGATTCATCTGATAGCTTCTTCCGGAAATTTCTTTTATCATTTTTGTATCAACTGCAATTAAATGATCAGGAGAAAATTCTCTATACAGTGCATTGCATCCATATATTTTTCCATGCGGACGTAATTCAGTTACAGCAATAGATTTTCTACTAGTACCGTTGCCCAGTACAAAGCCAACAGACTCGTCTCTGTTTATATCTGGCTGTGGATGATATTCTTTTTCTATCGGCGGCTTAGAAAACGTTTTGTTTTTTTCTTGTCGTTTTCTAAGTTTACGTTGTTCTTTCGTTTCGCCTGGTATAAGAGTTTTAGGCAAAAGATAATCCTTACACTTGTTCTGCCGGTGCTTGTGCTGCGAGTCCGTACATAGCTCTGATGTGAGATAAATCTTTGTTTGCTTCTTGTCTGTGCATGTCATCTGCACGTCTTGCTTTGTTAATATCACGTAGAGTTAATCTAGTTTTTCTTGTGTCGCCAATTTTAACTACAGAGTCGTCGTCCTGAGGTTCGTATCGAGTGTCCTCAGTTGGCTCTAAAGTTTTTTTGTCAAAGTAATAAAGCTCACGTAATATCATAATGTATTTATATCTCCGGTGCGGGTTGGGCTGCGGTACTAGCGCCGCCTAGTGGACTTGTCTCGCCAGTTGGTTCTTGAGGTTCTGTTTCTGCGTCTTCGCCTTCTGCTGAAGCTAAATCGTTGCTTATGTCAGCACCAGTTATGCCTGCATCTCGCATTTGTGCTGTTGGATCCTGTGATGGCGTTCCAAATTGTTCGTCGTTTTCTTCTTGCCATAGACGCTCGTTTTCTGCTACTTCTTCTTTGCTTAGTCCTAAGAATCTCATCAGTGCAAAGCGATTTGAAATAAACGGAACCTGTTGAATTGATGTAAATGTGTTGATACGATTTGTGTCTAACTCTGCTTGACGATAGCTTGCAAAATTTTGCGGCGGTTGAAGTTTTAAGTCAAACATAGATACGTCAATGTTTACTCCTTTTTCAACTAGATATAACTTGAACTCGTTGTTGAATATTTCAGCTATTAAACTTTGTAAGCGTTCACAGTAATTGTTAAAACGCAATTCTTGAATGTACGCTGTACCAACTCTACCGTCATTATAGGTTGAACTTGCGTCGTCGGCGCCGGTCGGAAGATACGAACTTGGAATTCTTAATCCACGTATCAACTTGTTTGTAAAATAACGCAAGTCATCTATTTCACCTAGGTTCGTACCACCAGGAAGTGTTTCAACTTTTGATCCTCTACCTTCTGCTGTTTGCGGGAAGAAGTAGTCTTCATTTATACTGAGCGGATTGTATGAGCTGTCTATGACATTTTGTCCGCCGCCGGTCTTAGAAGGAATGCGTCTTTGATGAATTTCTGTTTTTACACGTTCTACAAACTGCATGGCAAGGTGACTGGGCATGTTGCCGACGTCAACATAAAACACTCTACGTTCCGGTGCACGTTGCACACGATAGATGATAATTGCATCTTCTAGTAATTCTTTTTGCTTGTACACTTTGAAGATAGTTTCAAGCAAACTGTTGCCAAACGGATAGTTGTTGTCCAACCCTTCGCTTAAACTTAAATGTACAATATGTTCTGCATTGATAGCAGTTTCGTTTGTTTCATTCATGAATCTGCTGGTGTTAGGTCCAGGAGTTTGTCCAGTCATATACTTTTGTTCAAGCGTTTGATATCCGGGTTGATTGCCACCTGGTCCGTATGCGTTTGTTGTATTGATCTTTGTAGCACTCAACGCTTCAAATGAAATATTAATATCTTTGACAATGTATTGTTCTGGACGCTTGCCGTCACTTTCGTTAACAATAATTTTTGTAACCTTAGCCGGATCAACGTGGAACCATTTTTTAGTTTCTGGGTCTCTAATGAAAAATTGATCACCATATTTAAAAGCATTTCTTACGATTTTAAATATTCTAGTTTCAAACTGTTGTAGTTTTGACCACTGCTTTAAATATTGTCCTAGTATTTTAACTTCTGTATTTGTTGCACTGTTATTAAAATTAATTTTAAAAGGTGTGCCGTTTTCTTTGTTTGTTTGACTGCAAAATTCAGCTAATATATCCAATGCAGCATTTACTTCGCTGTCGTTGTCCATGGTGTTGTATTGACCGTAACGTTCAATACGGTTAGGAGATCCTACATAAACGTCAGGTAAGTGACTCGAGTAATTGGCAGCCGCAGGGCCCATTCCTGAACCGCTTTTGAAACTAAAGGGACTATAGCTTCCACTGGCATTCATGCTAGTTGGTACAGGGGTGAAGTGTTTTTTCCAACTCATGCTGGTGATCCTCTATAATAATCAAATCCTAAAGATTTAACATTTTTCATTGTTCTTGTTTGAACTCCTAGTGCAGAATCAAGCAATCCTGCTACTCTCATCATAGTATTATTTAACTGATCTAGCTTTTCGTTTGACATAGTCTGGTTGCCTGTGCTATTGTATTTTGCAGTTTCTTCGGGACTTAACACACGCTCTCCTCTGTGAATTTGAGCAACAGTGTCCTTGGGTTCAAACTTGAGTCCGGTTGCTCCTAGAGTTCCAATTGATCTTCGATCAGGTGGGTTTATTGGATTGTAAGTATTATTTGAGTTTACAATGTCTTCTGGAGTAGTTTCATTCCACCAATTATCAAACGATTGCCCTAACCGTGCTCCGTAATACGAACTGGTTTCGGTAAGTGGAGTATAATCATACAATGTTCCTAGGACAGGACCGAGTGCTTGAACTATAGCATCATTTGTGTTTTCAGCTTGTTCTTCAGCTTGTGTTCTTTGTATTTTATCAGCTAGTTCTGATATCTGTTCAGAAGTTGCCGTTCCTGCATTAACAGCATCTTGTATGCCTTGATAATACGATTCAGACTTATCCATTCCTGGTATCCAGTCAGCTAATACATCTTGCATAGAATCGAGTAGTTTTTTAAACATGCTTGTCATATCTGCATAAAACTTATCAATTGCCGATTTATTAGCAGGATCATTCCAAAAATCACTTATACCTTCTATAGCAGCACCGAACGCACTGGCA